AAATGTTACTTTTTGGTCTAAATCTTTATCTTTTCCGTTCCATTGGATCATATAAAGTTCGTCGCCGTCACTATTGTAAGTACCGATTCCCCATAGCTTTTCATTATAATCCAAGGTATTGATTAATGATATTTTTCTAGTCTTTGGGATAAGGTTTTTAAGGGTAATGTAATCTTCTTGGCACTTTGTTGCAAAATCCCCCTTTGCGACACCGTTTTTTGTTACCTCGATACTACCATCCGCGTTGGTTTGAGCCTCCTGTTTTTGCTCTTGAGTAGCAGTCTCGGTTTTTGTGGCATCATTAGTATTTTCATCTGGGTTTACTCCGGCTGCTGCCCCAATCATACCGATAGCAAAAAAAGCCACAACGGCTATTATTATAATTTTGACTGGTTTATTAAGATTATTCCACCAATCTTTCATAGTTCACTCTCTCCTCTGTTAATGTAATGTCTCCATTATAACATAGATTACCATTGAATTCGATGCTTTTGTTCTTCAATATCGTCAACCGCATATCTAAGCGCGTCCATCAAGTGGTCGTTGCCATCCTGTGGCTCGTCCAAAATCTTGCCGGACCGCTTTGTTCGCCAACGATAAGTGAGATACTCGCGCTTAAGGTTTGTTCCGTAATAGACAATCTGTTTTTCTGAAGCTCGTTCAATTCCTCGAATAACAGAGCCGGGATTTTTATTCGCCCCGACAATTCTAAATCCAGCTCTGGAAATTTCCGAAATGATTTCTGGCCTTGCCGAATCCGCTACGATAAGTACGCTCGGATCTATATTTTGCGACTTTAAGATTTGAGGATAAACAGAAGGAAGAATACCTTTTTTATAAACTTTTTCAACTACTCCAAGACGATTATCGCCTAAATCATAGACCGCAACTAGCGCCGTCTCATCATTACTAAAACCGAAATCCAAACCATACCGGATTAAATGTCCTGTAATTATACTTTCCGGACTTCCTTCAATCCAGCCACTATACACGTTGCCCTCAAGCGAACCAATTTGACCAAGACCGTAAACAGTCCACCAGTTGCTCGGCTCCTCTCCGGGTTTAGGCTTATGGCTTTCGATCGTCAAACGCTCCTGCTCTGGTAATGCTTCGTTATCTAAATAAGTTAATACGAGGAAGCTCACGCCAGTCTTTGGCGGATTTTCGATTAGCCTTTCGTGCGCCCAGAATTTCGCCACAGGGTTATAGTCAATTATCGCGAAGTCTTTAGAACGTCCCGAAACGTGTTCAAACGTTTCCCACGATAGTGCATCTGCCTCGTTAACATAGACGACGTCGCGTCGCGGACCGCGTCCAGTAAGTTTATCGACTGAGCGGAATTGTAACTCGGAACCGTTAGCGAAGAAGTAAGTAGTTTCTGTCTTATTCCATTTATCTTCATCCCAACGGTTTACCTCTTTAAGGATTGCCTTAAAATCCGAAATAGCGCCGTCTTTAAGATGTCCGTAGGTCATACCGACGACGGTTACTTTAGTGCCAGGATAAGAATCGCAATAACCAACGAGAAGTGTCATTATAGCAAACGTCTTGCCCGCTCCTTGTCCACCTTGAATGACTTTGTAAAAAGTCGGCTCATAGAGTGTAGCCTCGATTTTATTGAGTGCTGTTGTTCTCGCCATTTTTCTTTCTCTTAGTCAAATCTACGAGTGGCTTGAATTCTGCCACCTCTGCCTCTATCTTTTGCTTTGGCTGTCCATAGACTTGGTTAATCATAGACTCGATTTCTTTCCACTCTCCGTTTAGAATCGCTTTCGCGATCTTTCTCTCGAACATTGGAGCGTCTGAATCGTCCTCAATCGCCCGTAATTGAGATTCTGACAGCTTCATCATCTGCTCAAGCTTATAGCGTGCCGTGTCCTCTTTCTTCCAGCCTCCCGGATTTCTAGGGTTTCCGTTTGGCTGCCCGAATCTGTGTGAAATCGCCTGCTCTGTGGTGAGATTTTTATTGTTCGCCATTCTTTCCACCTTTCTTGTTTAGCCTTATTATTTCTTCATATGTGTGACAAACTCTGTTGGCTGCCCGTTCATAATATCGCTCATTCTGACCACTTCGATGTCATCGTCATTCATTCTTCATCTCCTTTCAGAACTATGCACTCCTTAAATGTGCAAGTCCAATCTCCGTAAGTTATTTGATTTATAATTGAACTTATTAACCAAATCGGTAAAGCAAACGCTAATAAAATGCCAACGTATATCAGAACGCTTAAAATAACATCTTTCATTCCTTACCTCCTAATAACTCTGGATTCTCGTGAATATTGCCGATAACTTCACATTCATCACAGACATCAGCCAACGAACTATCTCCTGCTTTCCAGCCATAGATTTCTCCGTTATTATAGCCATCACTATCGCACAGATACCCCATTTCAACAACGCCATTTTTATCGTATGTTTCGATATTGTGATAAGCCTTATCTACAATATCCCCTTCGTAAATCCTCTTGCCGTTCTTGTCTTTGAAACCTGTGTCCTGCTCAAGCTCAAACTCTATCTTCATCTTACCGTCTTCGATATAGTCAATTGTAGTCAGTTCGCCTATTTCGGCAAAATGAATCGCAAGTACATAAACATATTTTTTCTCGTGGTATAGCCACGCTCTATATTTAATTTCTCTATTCATAGTCAACATACCCCATATAAATTACGTGGCACATTAAGTTCCAAAGTTTTCTGTCGGGTTTAACTCGTGGTTCTGTTTTAAGCCAACCGTCATCCTCTAAATTCTCTATAATCTTCTTTTCGGTTGGCGTAATCTTTTCACGGTCTATCTTTCTATTATTGACAGCTAAGTATTGTAAATATGGGAATAAGCGCAATTCTTCTACTGTTATTTCTCGACCTAACCAGTTTTTGATGTAAGCATCATTTTTAATTTCTTCGGTTAATATACCTCTATCTCTCATTCTACTCATTTTTCCTCCTTAATTTACTGATTTTATCAATGAATTCCTCTATGTTCATATAGATATTTATGGTTTTTGCATCGTCAATTCTTCTAAAATTCCGTCTAGAATCTGTTCTCCCATCCATACTTGATAAATTTTTATATTATCCTTGTCCTTTGCCGAAGCGTAACAGGCAAATGTTACTTTTTGGTCTAAATCTTTATCTTTTCCGTTCCATTGGATCATATAAAGTTCGTCGCCGTCACTATTGTAAGTACCGATTCCCCATAGCTT